CCGACGGATTAGCGTCTTCTATGGATCCTAACTATGTTCCTAAAAGTAACAAAAGAGTAATTGTATTTGACAATTATGAGGTAGCTCACTTCAGATTGATCTCAGATACAAATTACCTACCGTACGGCCGTTCTTACTTAGAACCAGCAAGAAAAATCTGGAAACAGGTTACTCTTATGGAGGATGCGATGTTGATTCACCGTATCATGAGAGCTCCTGAAAAGAGAACTTTCTATATAAATGTAGGACAGATTCCACCAAATGAGGTTGAGCAGTTTATGCAAAAAACTATCAACACTATGAAGAAAACTCCATATGTTGACCCTCAAACAGGTGACTATAACCTCCGATTCAATATGATGAATATGATGGAGGATTTCTACATTCCAATGAGAGGTGGGGATACACAAACAAAAATTGACACAACCCCAGGATTACAGTATGACGGTATTCAAGACGTAGAATACTTAAGAGATAAGATGTTCGCAGCACTCAAGGTACCTAAAGCATATTTTGGATATGAAGGTGACTTGCAAGGAAAAGCAACCTTAGCTGCAGAAGATATTCGTTTTGCTAGAACAGTAGAAAGAATCCAAAAAATCCTAGAATCTGAGTTAACTAAGATAGCTTTGGTTCACCTATATGCTCAAGGATTTAAAGGCGAATCATTAACAAACTTTGAAGTTACTCTTACCAATCCTTCAATTATATTTGAACAGGAAAAAGTCGCTCTTTTGAAAGAAAAGATCGATTTAGCTAATCAAATGAGAGATTCTAAATTATTCTCAACTGATTGGATCTATGACAATATCTTCAACCTATCTGAAGATCAGTACATGGAGATGAGAGATCTTATTAACGAGGATTATAAGCGTCTATTCAGACTATCTCAGATAGAAAACGAAGGTAACGATCCTGCCAAGTCTGGTAAGTCATACGGTACACCTCACGATCTAGCTACACTATACGGCCGCAGAGCCGGGCAAGGTGATAAAGGAGTAGATTTTGGTCAAGTACCGCCAGGATATGAAGATGATACACCCGGCATTGGAGAGATTGGACCCGAAGGAGGTCGTCCTAGAATTCATGCTTCACATTACGGCACTAATGACGGCCTTGGAGGAAGAGATCCACTAGGTACACATGGTATGCACGGAGGATTTGACTCTGATAATGAAAATGTTAATGAGGCAGGAAAAGTCGGTAAAATTAACAATAACCTCGCTCAAACGGTCTACCTACAAAATAAAAAATTATTTGAACCAGGTAAGCAAATCATCTTCGAAAAACAAGCACCAGACCAAGACAATTTGCTGGATGAAAGATTACTTAAAGATTTAGATAATTAAATACTATTTATATAGGTAAGGTGTACTGTATACACTGCTAAACGATATAAAATGCGCATCAAACACAGTAAATACAAAAACACAGGATTGATATTTGAACTGTTGGTAAAGCAGATTGCTGCCGACACTTTAAATAAAAAAGACTCTCCTGCTGTTAAAATATTAAAGAACTTTTATACTGGGAAAACTGCATTAGTGCGTGAATTTAAGTTATACGAATTTATTTTAAAAAACAGATCAGTTTCCCAAAACAAAGCTGAAGCGATTGTATCTACAATCATAGAAGTATCTAGAACAATCAATACAGATACTTTAAAAAATCAGAAATACAATCTAATTAAAGAGATTAAATCTCATTACGACCTTGAGGAATTTTTCTCTATTAAGGTTAAAGATTATACTCCATTAGCAGCCCTTTACTGTTTACTTGAAGCTCATAAGGCTAGTGATGTTGTTAATCCAAATTTTCTAGTTGATAATAAAACTACTCTTTTAGAACATCTTACTAATAGAGATCAAAATAAAAATGAGGTTAGAGACACTCTAATTGAAGAGTACTCTAAATATGACAAAGATTTAAAACTCTTAACTTTTAAGATCTTATTGGAAAAGTTTAATTCAAAGTATACAAAACTTCTACCAGAGCAAAAAAGTATTCTTAGAGAGTTCATCACCTCTGTTGATTCTTCTACAAGACTTAGAAATATAGTTAACGAAGAATATGATAAGTTAAAAAAACTTATCTTAGGTTTAAACGAAACTATCCAAGATGATATTGTTAAAATTAAGCTACAGGAAGTAGCTAAAGCAATCAAGCCAGTAGCTAAAGATAAAAGAGTTACTGACGATCATCTTATTAATATTATGCAATACTACGAGCTAGTTCAAGAATTGAAAAGACTATGAAAATAAGTCAATTAAGAGAGCTGATAAAAGAAGTACTGCAAGAATTAAATGAAATTAGCACCACAGGAACTGGTGCTTCTTTCTCACCCGGCCAAGGAGCGCAATATGCGACTCCTAACGCTTTTTCAAAGGGTAGAGGAAAAAATAAAGCTACTAAGTATGCCGAGAAACTAGGCTACAAAGTAGTAAAGCAAAAGAAAAGACCTTATAATACTAAAATGTTTGATTACTTAGATGAGAACACTACAGGAAAAATATAACGCAATTTTAGAGGAAAACTTCTCTAAAAAACAATTTGTAAGAGATGCAAGATTGGCACACCCTAACCTTATCACTCAGTTTAACGGCTTTGATGATGCTGTAACCATCCTTAAAAATAAAGGAATGCTACGTGAAGCTAAAAAGCAAGAAGTGCCCGAGTATGACAAACCAGCTCCTGGTGTCTCTTTAGAGGCTCAAGAAAGAGGAATTGATTATGAGCTACAAGGAATGGGAATTAACACAGGAGTAACCACTCCAACCCCGGACCAGTATAATAAGGCAAAAGAAAAAGCTTTTAAAAATTTAGAGAAAGATCCTAATCACTACCTTAATCTAATGTCTGGCGATTCTAAAAAAGTAGATAAGCACGACAAATATGTAGAGGTTAAGAAAAATAATCACGTAGATACTTTCAATGGTATGAAGAAAGCTGAATTAAAAGAAAGTGCTGGGTCATTAAAAGAAGAAGTTGTAGATCTAATTTCTTTTCTTAAAAAAGAAAGAGGAGCAGATAATGAGACAATTAAAGACTTTCTCAAGATGCACTTTAATGATATTAGAGGAGCTTCATTAGAAGATGTATTGGATGAATTTGATAACTACCTTTCCGTAAATGTAGATTATGTAGATGAAAAGAAAGGAAAAGATCTAGACGGAGATGGAGACATCGATGGAGATGATTATATGGCTGCTAAAGACCAAGCTATTAAAAAAGCTATGGGTAAGAAAGTAAATGAAAGAGTAGGAGGATTAGAAGATTTTATTTCTTTGATTCAAGATAGAGCAGCTGAAAGTGACTTCCCAGAAGAAGAAGAAGCAATCGAAGTAATTGAAGCAATAGCAGATCACTACGGAATTAAAATTCAAGTAGGAGGATTTGTAGGAGAGGTTAATGAGGGTAGACGCAGAAAAATGAAAGGCGGTAAAGTAGTAACAGAAAATGATTACGAAACCGGCGGATATGTAGAGTCTATGGGACCTATGCTTGAAAAAGCTATGAAGCAGTTAGAGTCTGTATGGGAGGAGTGGAAAGCTGGTCCTGCTACAGAAGCTGCAATGGTACCTCATGCTAAGAAAGATTTAGTAAGCTACTTAGAAAGCAGAATTACTGTTGGAGAAGATATTGTAGATGAAGTATCTGAAGAGCATCAAGAATTAAAAGAAGCATTCAAAGCTATTATTTCTAGAGTCTTAACCGAAGAAGTAATCACAGAAGCAGCCACAGGAAATCTTTCAAATATCGCCAGCAAATACGACGATTATGAAGGAATGCAAGCTGCAATCAATACTTTAGAAAATATTGTAACAGATATAGAATCTTATTACGGTAAAACTAAAGAAAAGATCCAAAAAGTATACGATAGCTTTAAAGATATTAGAAATACAGAAGGACTAGCCGTAGGAGCTTTAATAGGTCCGGCCATTGAAGATGCTTTTAGAAAAGATCTTATGCCGGTAACAGAAAAAGGCTTTACTAAAGGTCTAGAAATGCCTAAAGTAAAAATGCTAACTCCCGATGATATTCAGGAAGAAGAATTAGAAGAAAAAGAAACAGTCTTTAAACCAGTTACTGAAGGTAAAAAATACAAGTATACTAAAAGACAAAAATAATATGGCACAAGTATTAGTAAATGTAACCCCATTTAAACCTATCCTTCGAGAATCCAAGGAAAGACCTGGAGTTTTTGAAGTAGAAGGTATTATGCAAAGAGCTGGTGCTAAAAACCAAAACGGAAG